CAACCAAATAACAGAATCAAATGGTCTGAGCCTTCATTTGTAACTAAACCATTTCCAGAAAAACCAGATTACTTAGTTAACAAAGATTACTACAACTGTGAAGGATTTGATAAGTGGCATACAGAAGATTCTGAAAGAATGTTTTACGATACAGAATAATACACATTTGTGTAAGTAATTAATTATTTGTATATTATAATATGAAGAAAATTGACATGGGTAAATACATCTTACTCATTGGTAATGATGCTACTGAAATCTTTGACTACTATAAAGTCCCAGAAATGCATGGTCTTAACCGTGCAGATGCTCAAGCAGAAGAAGTAGATTTATCAAAAGGTAATGGTGTTTACATATATGGATTAACTAATTATGATCCGGCAGATAAAAAACTTACAGCTAAAGATCCTTACAAACCATTCTTGTTTATAAACTTAGGTACCTTTAAAAAATATAATATTACAGAAAAAGCTACAGGAGTTATGCATGAGACAATGCACATGAGTATCTTATTAAATAACTGGGATATAAAAGATAAAGAAGAAGAGGTAATAACATTTGCTGAAGAAGAAGCAAATAAAATTATTGAAAAACTAAAGACTACTAAAGTAGAACAACCAAAAAAAAGTTTCTTTTCTAGAAAATAAATGTTAGAACCAGAACTAGATGTAATATCTGTTGAAGAAGAAACAGAATTATTAAATGCTTTAGTAGAAGCTGAAAATAAAGGTACAGAAATAAATAATAGAATTGGAATAAGATATGGTAATTCTATTTATGGTAATATTGAGTTAGAACCTATTCCTAATTATTTACTTAACCTATGTAATAAGTTAATAGATAAAAAAATATTAGATGTTTTACCGGAAGATATAAGTATAAATATTTATTACCCAGGAAACAAAATGCTTCCCCATATAGATAAGATAGATGCCGGACCTGTAATAACAATATTAAGTTTGCTATCAGATGCAAATCTTATTTTATCAAATGGTTCAAAAAAAGAAATTGTATTATTACCATCAAGATCAGTAATACAATTAAAAGATAAATACAGAACACATTGGAAACATAGTATAGAAAAAGTAAATGATAAAAGAATATCTATAGTATTTAGACAATTAGGTAAAAATAATTAAATTAAGTAAATAATATTTTGTATATTAATATATAACTTAAATATATAAAAATGGATATTCTAAATTTTATTTCCTGGATTAAAGGAGGAAGATATACTACAACTCCACCTGCAAATTCTGTTACTGTAATTGGTGCACCTAGTAGTAATAGAGATGATAAATATTTACCAATTACTGTTCCTCTTTCTGCTCTTGGAAGTACTGGTATAAGTAATGTAGGTAGACTTATTGGAGGAGGAATAGTAGTAGCTGAATGGGATGAATATGGAGTAAAAAAAGTTCTTATAGCAAGTTTAACTTATTTAAGTACAGGTATTCAATGGACAGTACTTGCTCAACAAGGTTCTTTAATAGGATCAATAAATTTTTCAAATGGTTTAACAAACACTAATGCTATTATAGCACAAACAGGAGCTCCTGCTAATACAACGTATGCTGCAGGACTAACAAGACTTTATTTAGGTGGTGGTTTTAATGATTGGTATTTACCATCTTCTTGGGAGTTAAACTTATGTTTTGATGCTGCAACTATTGTTAATAAAGTTTTAGGTTCAACAAATGGTTTTGTTAGTGGTCCACATTGGAGTTCAACAGAATCCAGTGGTACTTTTGCATTTAGTCAACCTTTTACTAGTGGTACGGCAGGTGCAATAGCAAAATCTAGTACTAGTTCAGCTGTACGTGCTGTAAGAATACATACTTTATAAAAATAAAAAACATGAAAACATTAATTGGATATTATAATGAACAAGGAAAATATATTGAAGAACTTGTAGACATTATTGAAAAAACTAAAGAGGAATTAATAAAAGAAAAAGAAGAAATGTTATTAGTAATAACTGAAGAAATAAAAAATTTAAAAGAATTATGAAAACAATTATAACAATCTGCTTGTTAATACTAACAAGTTTTATTTTTAGTCAACAACATGCTCTTTATATTTATAAAGGTAAGTTTGCATTTTGTGGAGCATCTGCTGCAGTACCTACTGGTAATCTAATAAAGGTTCAAGGTAGAACATTTGTAGAAGGTTGTTCAGTATGTCCCGTTATTGATGGTCCGTCTATTGGTAATTCATTTTTAGTTCCGGAACCTTCTGTATCTCCTGATGGAACTGATAGTACAGTATGGTCTTTCTTTTGGTATTTTGATTCTGTACCTCAAGCACCAACATGGGAAACATTAACTACAGTAAATAGATCATTTATTGTATCTGATACATTAGGTGGAGGAATGAGTAATATGTTTTGTATGCCATGTAAATATTTTAAAGAAGTAAATGGTGTAACATTAGTTAAATGTTATGGTCCTCTTAATGAAGCTGCCTTACCTTTAAGAAAAGCATTAAGAGTTCATAAAGGACAAACATCAATTACCCAAGCACCTGTAGGAGCACCATATCCAGTAGGAACTATTATNCCTGTAAAAGATTAATCATGGCAAAAATTAAAGATACATTTACTAAGTTAGATAAACCAAAAGTTACCCGAACAGGTGTACATGCAAAAACAAAAAGATCTAAACTTAAATCTTCTAAGAATTATAAAAAATTATACCGAGGTCAAGGAAAATAATTTTAATATATTTGTTTTTATATAAAATATTTATATATTTGTAAAAACTAAACAAATATATTATGTCAGATGAAATTAAATGTGGATGTGGAAAATCTCAAGACCCTAATGGATTTTGTGATGGATCTCATAAAAATAATCAAGATCAAGTATCTTTTAAAGAAACAAAAATTTATTCTTTTGGAGATATTTTAGTAGGATTAAATACTGAAGAATTACCAGAAGGTGTTGAATTAGAAGTAAAACAAAAATTTTCTGAAATTACAGAAATTTTAAAAAGTACTTATACAATGTCAACACAATCCCCAGTTAAAAGTTTATTATTTGATCATGCAGTAGGAGAAATACTGAATGCTCAAATGTCTGTTGTTAAATTATTAAAACTATAAATATGACACCATTTAAAACATTAAGAGGAAGAAGAATACTTATTGAAGTTCCTGTAAAAAAAGAATCAGTAATTACATTATCTGAAAAAGATCAAGATGCTTTAATGTATGAAGCAATGAAACAATGGAACAAACTTACTGTATATGCCATAGGTGATAAAGTAGAAGAAATTGCTGTTGGAGATTTAGTATATATTCCTGTCCCACAATTAGAACAAGCAGAAAAAGTTGACATTGATGGTAGTGTAAAACTAATGTTTAATGAAATGGATATAGCAATAATATGGTAAATATAACAGATGATAATCCGTATTTTTCTGGAAAGAACAAGTACTGATAAAATTAATTCTAAAGAAGTATCTAAAGAAGATATAGATAACAGAACTACAAATAGTTTAGATTCAGAATATAATAAAAATTATGTTCATGATTTTAGAAAAGATATTCCACCATTTGAAACACGTCCTAAATACTATGGTGGAAAAGATTCAACATATGAAGTTTTTAATGTGTTAGAAGCCTGGAAGTTAGATAAAGATTTTTATTTAGGCAACGTAGTAAAATACTTAGCTAGAGCTGGTAAAAAAACTTTTAACAATAAAGAAGACTTACAAAAAGCATTAGTATATTTACAACGTAGAATTGATACACTATGAATCATTTAATAATGTTATTTATATTAAGCATAGCATGTTTGTTATGGATTATAGGAAGTTCTTTTAAAGGACCTATATACAATAGAGTTAAAGACTCATATGAACTAGATCATCAAGGTGAAATTATTGGTTCATATTTTATAGTTGCATCACTTCTCTTAATTTTCTTGGCTGGATCTTTTCTATAATTTTTTTTGTCATTAAATTTTTGTATATTATAGTATGACAGAATTTAGTAATCAAGGAGAATTATCTAGTACAAGTTCAGGTACATTANTAGCAACAGGCACTNTATCTACATCANTTTTAGATAANTTGTTAATTATTAGATTGCATAATCCATTAGCATATGTAGTCAGTTTATATAAATATGAATCTCTTACTAATTCAACAGTTTTATTATATAATTTAAGTTTATCAGCTGGTGATACATTAACAGATAATTTAGCATATTCATTAAATGCTGGTGATCAAATAATTGGGTATTCTGATATACCAGGAACTACTTATTATACATATGGACAAATATACTGATGCAAGTAGTAGATACAAATGGAAATATATTTGGTACAGGACTTGCAGTAACAGGCCCAGATGGTAAACCTAAAACAATAAGTGGTGGAGGTGGACCTACAGGTCCCGCTGGTGGTGATTTATCTGGTACATATCCTAACCCTTCTGTAGTATGGAATAATGGAACATCAACCTATGGTTTATTATATTATCCTTTATCTACAAATCCATCAGGATTTATAACTGCATCTGCATTAACTCCTTATTTAACTATAACTTTAGCGGCATCAACATATTATCCAATACCTACTGGTACAGTATCACAGTATATAAGAGGTGATGGTACATTTGCTACATTTCCAACTATACCAACTATAACTCCAGCTGCATTAACTAAAGTTGATGACACTAATGTAACATTAAGTCTTGGTGGAACTCCTTCAACATCTCTTTTACAATCAACATCTTTAACTTTAGGATGGACAGGAACTCTTGCTGATTCAAGAATTACATCTGCTACTACATGGAATGCTAAACAAAATGCAATAACTCTTACTACAACCGGAACAAGTGGAGCTTCTACATTAATAGGAGCAACATTAAATATACCACAATATGGTAGTGGGATAATAAAATTAACAGCACAAACATTATCTTCTGCAGGTTGGATAT